ATTGCTTTAGGGAACATTCCAATTTCCATGTAAGTGTGATTCACTACAATCATTGGAATATCTTTTAGATTGAGGTGTGGAGTAACCATTCTGAATAATGACTTCACCTGTTTTGCTCTTGACATATCAGCAACAGATTTACCTTCAACCGCATCGTCAACTTCTTTCTTGGATGCCAGATTACCAATTGAATCAATAACAATAATCAATTTATCGCCACGCTCCAGCTCCGTGAGTTGTTGCATCACGTCATGTTTTAATTGCTCAATATCAGTAAGAGGAGTATGAAGCACACGATTGGTGTCAATTCCGAATGAATCAAAATAAGACTGAGGAGTACCAAACTCTGAATCATAAAATAATAACGCAGCATCTTCATATTTGTCCAAGTAAGATTTTGCCATCAAAAGTGAGAAAGCAGTCTTAAAGTGTTTTGATGGACCTGCCCACATTGTAAGACCTGGTGTTAAACCACCATCTAATTTACCACTCAACGCCACATTGATAATTGGCACCGATGTTGGAATCATATCCTTATCTGTAAAGAACTTTGATTTGGATAGAATAGCGGAATCCTTAATGCTACTATTCTTTTTAATTTTATCTAATATACTCATTTATCTTCCTTTTCACGAAACGAATATGCTGCATCATAATCATACTTTGGTTCTAACTTCTTAATTGGTTCTTCTTCATGGTGTTCCGAATAAACTCCAGGAGCATGGTGCTCAACTCTTTTTGAAATTGACGGCATGGTTTCTCCTGAAGCCTCATCAATTACAATAGGTTCTGGCTCTTTAATCTCGGCAATATTTTCTTTATCAACTTCAACTTTATTTTTATCTATATCTTGGGGATCCGGAGGATTTGGTGCGACCGGCTTTCTCTCTGTGAATACCGGTATATCACTCGGAGTTAATGATGTAATCTCACCATTTCTCACGATAGGTTTACCACCAGCACTTTTCATTGACATATTGGCTGCAATCAATAATAACACAGCTAGCGGATCAAACACAATCATAATCAGCATAATTACCAGACGAACTGCTTTATCAATTGCATTATCATCATCAGTACCATAGACCATATCGCCAACATACTTAATTGGTCCTACTTCTGCAACTAACTTATTACTTTCTTTTAGCAATGGTAGTTTCTTCTTGGTAATTTCATTGAGTTCTTTTTGTGTATCTTGAATTTGCTTATCTAAACGATTGCTGGCAGTAGAAGGATCCTTAGCACGAGCAAGAAGATATTCTAAGCGTTCTTTAGCAATCTTCTCTTGCATACCGAGTGTCTTTACTTCTACATTGTTTGCACCAGCATCCAAAGTAGAATCAATATGTGCTTTAGATAGGAATCCAAAAATACCCATACTAGTAATGAGCATTAGGATAATGACTGCTGTAGTCAGATATGATTTTAATAGAAATGGACAAGTTCTCCAATTGCGATAGAGCCATGATGTAGTGACAAGTTTACTGGCTTCAAGGACTGAACCCATCATCACAATTGGCCAGAACGCACCAGTAAAGATAGCAGCCAAGCCTATTACAGAATAATAGGCAGCAATGCCAGAAAGTGCCAAAGCACATAGAAATGTTAGATATACCATAATTAGTTAAAGAAGTCCTCTAAACTACTCACCTTTTCAGTTGTCCATCCCATGCAATCCAAAATAATCTTGATGGGCTCTAAGAAAGCCTTATCAAATTGTAAATCATAATCTATGTAATTGTCAAGCCCCAGTTCGGTTGGCAATCTTGTCGGATACGATATCACCGTGTCCTTAAACGGATTGGGTATCTTCAAATAGGTAAACTTAATCTTTTCACCTTCTTGGATTAGCGGATACTTTTTGGTAAGGTTATTATTTTTTAAAAAAGTATTATATAAAATAGCACCTTTAACATGAATTGGTGTGCCTGATTTATATAGTGTTGCTGCGTCAGCATATTTAGCCAAGCCATTGATGCCTCTAGGAAAGGAGATTTCTTCTGCGGGCAACTGTTTGAATTCTTCACGGAATTTAACGATGAAGTCTTGCACATCTTGCTCTGTACCACGGAGCATTAGCTGAATGGCTTCTTTCATCTTCTCACGGATAGCAGATGGTGTGGAAGATTTAATCATCTCTAGCCCCATGACTTTCATCTGCGGTTCTTTATATTGCACACCTTCATTGTTATACACATTGAGAATGTATCGCTTCTTAGCAGTCCAGATTCCTTTATCAGACAAACCTTCACGCTTCATCTCCATCTTCTGCTGATACGCACAAACATAATCCGCTAGCTCTTGGTAACTCTTATCAATATATGGTTGAATTTTATCTTCACAAATTTTATCCATGAAAGAGATTACCTTTTGCTTATCGGAGGTATCTTTCATAAACTTGTTCACCAGCTCGGACATACGGAGATAAATTGAGTCGGTGTCGGACGCAATCACATAATCAACATTCTCCGTTCCTACAATCTTATTCATCCAAGCATTAATCTTGGCTTCAATCCACCGAATACTTAATTGACCGGCAGTCGTGACACCAAGAGCCATCCGTAAATCGTAGAAACGGAAATACTGACTACCCAAAGCACCGTAAGCAGAATTGAGACCCACCTTTTTCGCCAGTTGGATATTGTTATACTTTGCAATACGTTTTTCAATTTCATATTTTTTAGAATCGTCAGTTTCATTTTCATATTCCTGTTTTGCTTGCAACATTAACTTTTTAAACTTCTTGCGGTCACTATACATTTCTTCCATCATCTTAGGTAAGAATCCTTGAAAGTCTGTACGGAAGAATTGACCATTAGGAGTGATGGTTGCTCCCACAAGCTTGGAGGTATCCACAGATTTGCTGAGTAACTTATCAACAGAAACACCAGCAGAAAGTATCTCACGCATTTCGCTTGTATAGTTTTCTGGTTCAATCAGAGTCTCGGGGGAAATGTTGAATTGCATCATGAGGTGGGGGTAAAGTGAATTTAGGTCAAAGCTGGCAACATAATGGTGCATACCAACTTGCACTTCTTTAACATACGCACCTTCAAATGCTGAATCTTTATCTTTAACAACTCTTGGTGGAACAATGATGCCTTTCTCAAACAGATAAGCATATGTCAATGAATCCCACATGCGTGTCTGAGCAAATACATCAGAGAAGTTTGTCTTGGTATCATAGGCCAAAGTTACTGCCAGTTCTAGCAGTTTTAGCTTTTCTTCCATTTTAACAATGAGTTCAATATCTTTAATATTGTATTCAATGTACTTTTGAAAATCATACTTATACAAATCAAAGATATTATCATACTCATCATATGATAACTTGCCTTCACCTAGTTCAACTTGTGCGATTGATTCTAGTTTATAGGACTCTTGTGACTTTCCGCTAGGAGCATACCACTTGTATAGTTCAATATAGTCAAGTGATTCAACACCCATAATATTGTAAGCAATCATCTGTCGGCCATTGATGACAGTCTTACGCTCACCAATATAACCCCATGGAGATAATTTTTTGGTAGCGTCCTCACCTAGAATCTTACGAAAGCGATTGATGATATAAGGCTCATCAAAGAACTTGGTATTCCAACCTGTAAGAATATCAGGACAATGAGCTTTCCAAAGCTCCATGAATTGCTTGCATAGTGAATGCTCATCACGGCACTTCACATAGATTTCGTCACCTTTGGTTTCATAATCACCGCAGCCGAACACATACATGGGCCCATTGAGATATTTGATACCGATAGCGGTAATAGGAGCATCAGCTTTATAAGGATCTGGAAAGCCTCCGCCATCAGGTGAGCCCACTTCAATATCAATTACGGCAATAGAGACTTTTTCAAAATCATAATCAACCATGCCATGGTGTTGGTCAGCAATGTACGCATATTCAAACCGAGTTTGACCATAAATCTTGGGTGCATTAGATACGCCATCAAACTGCTTGATGTAATCACGAGCATCACGGAGAGTACCAAAGAGTTTTTGGTCAAGATAGTCACCATCTAACGAGGTGAAGTTAGTAATTTTTTTGGAAGGAATGTATAGAGATGGAGAATACTCAATCTTCTCCTTTACTCTTTTACCATTCAGAATGCCACGATACAGTATGTTGTTACCAAATACTTGGACATTCGTATAGAAGTTGTTCATTAACCCGTAATCAATTGTTTTGTTGGCGGAACTACAATGCCAGAACCAAAAATGGAATTGTAATTATTAACAAAATCGGTTGCTGGAACATAAGAGTATACTACATTCTTCTTAGCAATGGCAATAGTAGAATCTCGTTCTTGTTCAGCATGAATGGGGAATGGAGCAAAACCAACGCTGGGCTGGCCTGTTTTAGGATCACGGATGACTGCAATGCCTACAGTATTTTGAATGACAAATTCGGTTTCAGATTCAGACTCAATCTCACCAAGGATTTCTTCTCCGGTGATTAACTTCATTGCTAATAGTTTCATAATAATCTCACTTGTAAATAATATTGGAGCGGGATATTGGAATTGAACCAATGACGAAAGGTTGGAAACCTTTAGTTTTACCACTAAACTAATCCCGCAAAACTGAATTGAAGTATACTAAACTCTATTGTATAAGTCAAGTATATTCTGGTAGACTTATGGCCAAATATTTGAATTTGGTAGTTTATATTTCTGTTCTTGTTCTATCCGCTTGAACTCATCATCTTCATTCTTTGAATCTTGCTCTTGAACAGGATCTTTTTGAGTTTCATCAACACCTTTTGCGTTCATCTTCCTCTACCTGCCTTACGCATAATATTAGGTTTGACTTTGAGTGCTGGTTTGGCTTGAATAGGTTTAGTAGCACCTTTTGGTTTAACTGTAGGCACATTAGGAACTCTTTTGGTATTGCTTTTGATTTCACTCATAATATCTCCTTTGTTTAACTAATGTACCTTTATATATCACAAAATGTAATAGTCTTCCTTACCTACACCACATTCAGGACACTCAAAGTTCTCTGGTAAGTCTTCCCATTTACCTTCTACTTCTTCATCGTGGACATGACCACATACTACACAGATATGCTGTTGATTTTCCATTATAGTTTCTCCAATACAGTTTTATAAGCATTAGCATGACGCTCTTCAACTTTCTTTAAAGCAGCAAAGCGTTTTTCTGCTTTTTCTAATACATGAGCAAAAGCAACCGCATGTTCTTCACTTTCTTTAATTTGTTCACTAAATTCTTTAGCTGCAAACTCATTTTTATCTAAACGAGCATGGCGTTCAAAAGTAGGATACATTTCAGTATATTCGTGAGTTTCACCTGCAATTGCCATTTCTAAACATTGTTTTGTTGATGGACGACCAACCAGTAATTCAAGATGCCCCCATGCGTGGAGAATTTCTTGGTCTGCTGTATGTTCAAAATGCTTTGCTACATCTTCAAAGCCTTCTTCACGAGCAATCTTGGCGAAATAACGATACTTGATGTGAGCCATTGATTCACCAGCCAACGCACTCTCAAGGTTTTTAATTGTAACAGACATAATTTACTCCATAGTTAAAATATTATGTATAACTCAAATCAATAAATTTTAATTATTGCCGGTATAATATATTTTGATAATTGTTATTGAAAAAATTGATGGCTCCATCTCCTGGATTTGAACCAGGCTCACTCGGTTAACAGCCGAGGGTGCTCACCAAGAATACTAAGATGGAATGCTGGTGCCCCGTGAAAGATTTGAACTTCCGACCTTCACTTTACAAAAGTGTTGCACTACCTCTGTGCTAACGGGGCCAATACTTACTCCGTTGCAACCGCTTCTTCAACCACCGCAACCGGTTTCTTAGAAACTTGTTGCGTCTTTGTACGAGATGCTAGCGCTCTTTTGATTTTTGCTACTTCTTTTTTCTTGGAAGTTGATTCAATTAGTTTAGTTAATTGCTCAACATTGAGAGGACCTAAACGAGTTTTACCAGTTTTGGTCAGCATTGGATTTTTATTTTTGGATTTTGCTACGGCCATTACGAAAGTCCTTTAACAGAATTTGGAGCGGTGTTCTGCTATGCTCAGATAACATTGAAGGGTATCCAATGTCGTACTATTACACACCGCATATTACATACTATAACATACTTATAATAGATTGTCAACGCTTAAACAATCTTTTTGCTCTTATATACCAATATTTTATACCACGATATGATGGCAACCAATCAAAGACATCACCAAAACTTACTTCTTTAGGAATGTTCCCGTAAGTCTTGTTCAAAGTATCCTTGCGTGTCATCTTTCCATCCTAAAGGTTCTATTTCAATATCTGAATCCGGATTCTGAACACCTTTGAATACTTCCCAAAGTTTTTCTTGTATAGCAAACTTGGTAAAAAGTCCAGCTTCATATCCGTGTGCTTCTATTTCCCAAGGTTGAACCCAATAATCAATCGTATCAGAATCAACTCTCTCACCTTTCCAGCGAGTAAGTTTTTCATTGGTTTCGCCATATACATACTGCTTAATATGCACCATTTCGTGTGCTAGCGTTTTGAGTATATCGTATCCACCAATACCGGAATGCAACTCAATTTCAAATTCTCTTGGCTTGCCGCTATCATTGTAATCTTCTACCGAAGCGTAACCATAAGCTTGTATATCTTTGGTAAACTTTATCCGAACAAAGATGTTTTCCAACATTTTATCGGTCATCAATTCTTTTGCGTAAAACTGAGCAGCACGCTTGACAAAAGGTCTAAAGCGTTTTTTATCGGGACAACCAACTATACTTAACTTCATTAGGTCTCTCCTTAGTAAATTGACCCAATAATTATAGCGCTCAGTTACTGCTCACCTATCTCTATTTATCGCCTTGCATCTCTCATAATGACCTGATGTTTGATTTCATCAGGCGAAAAGAAGTGTTTCAAAACATCTATAACTCGTTGTTCCTCAAAGTCTTTACAACTAAAGACGTCAAGGTAGAGGTCTCCATTTGCGTCTAGGAAGTGCCCCATGATGCTGGATGTTTCTATTAATTGAATCATAGTCCAACCAGCCAAATCAGTACCATCCGCAAAGTGTACTACTTGAGTATCACCATAAGGTATCATTTCAATCTGTCTTACCAATTCCTTGGTGAAAGAACGGATATACTCTGGATCCTGTGCTCTAGCGGGAAAACAACCTTTAGCATCAATAATAAGATGCTTACCCCAATGTTCCATTACCACTCTCCGTTGTCAAACCAAACACGAATGGTGATTGGTAATAGTTCTAGTACAAAGGCGTCTTGTTCCCACACCTCAGCGTTCCGGTACATTTGGCAAGCAATTCTCCAATGAAATGGATTTAACTTAATTATGATGTTGCAACCAGAATATTTTAGCCAATTAATCATAAGATACCTAATTGATATTTGATATACTTATCCTTCATCATAGCAGGTATATTCAAATACGGATCTTCCAAAAGAAATGGACAAGGTTTACCCCAGTAAGTTAATTTAATAAACCTTTTTAATAAAGCAACATCTGCCTCATCTTTAGGATTAAAGATTCGTTTTTGATTGGTAATTAATTGGTGTTCCAGCAATTTACTCATTTTACATACTCCACATTATCTTTACGCATATAATGAATTACTTGGGTGCTTCCGTTAGGTATACTTTTAACCACAGGAATAAAGGTTATTCCATCAATCTCATTGGTTGCCCAATTTGAATAGGTATAATAGATGTCAGAATTCGTTTTAGAACGAATCTTTTTGAGGATGGCTTTACCGCCGGTTGTACCAGCAGTATAACCTGGTCTAGTTTTATTCACATTTTTCATAATATAGTATATTGTATCATAAAGAAAGGGGCCAGTCAAGGCCCCTTATATTACCTACCGCTTGGATAGTTTAATTGTTCCCATTCCTCATCGGATACAGGCCACCAATTATTCATCCTTGGATTTTACAGTAATCTTCTTTACTGCATCCTGTGCCTTGACCATGTTTTCCAACCAGACCTTAAGCATACCATTTGCAATTTCAGCATCTTTAATTTCTACCTTATCGGCAAGAGTAAAAGTACGATTGAAATTGCGGTTAGCAATACCTTTGTAAATGAAGCTTGCGGGATCTTCAGCAGATTCAACTACAGCACCTTTGATTACCAACTTGTTACCTTCTAAAGTAACTTCAATATCAGTTCTAGCAAAACCAGCAACTGCCATTTCAATGACATACTTGTTTTCTTTTACTTGTTTAATATTGTACGGAGGATAACCAGGTGTTGCTTTAGCGACTGTTTCAGATACTTCACGAATTTGGTCTAATACATCATCAAAACCAACTGTGAATGGATCCAAAGATTTGTGGAGGGAAGCCCATTGCGGGAATAAAGATAAAGTTGTGCTTGTCATTTGTTTCTCCTTATTGATAAGCGAGTTAATATAAAATGTAGCCCCATTAGGCGACTACATTCATATTTATAACACAAACCAATCAAAAAAGGCAAGCCTTTAATTGGTATAGTTCTTCTTAACCCCAATATTGTACTTGGGGGTCAATTCCCACTCATGCTTTTCTTTATGGGAAAGAATCTTAATTTGAGAAAGGAATATAGGTGCTGGAGTTTCAATCTGCTTAGAAGAAACCACTTTTACTAATCCCCAGTCTTGTAGGAGTTTTATGATAGCATTTCTGCGAGATAAGTCATTCTCGGAAATATCGGTGGGTTTACCATCTAAAGCAAATAACTCTTTAAAATGGGTAATGTAATAGTGGCCCTGCTTGTGTAAAATATGGCAAGACTGGTATAATATTTTATCTTTTTTGGAAGCAACACCAATACGGGATAGAGTTTCTCGTACTTTTAAGAAGTCATCTTTTTCATTTAATGTAACTTCAACCAAATCGGTTATTGAAATCATGATTTGTTCACTCCGCCTTTTTCTATTCTTGTTTTTATTTCAGCGATTTGTTCATCATTTAGAATCCGCAAGGCCTCTTTGGCTTTTTCATTTGAATAACCAAAATACTGCTTGACACAATCTAAATCCTTATTGGTCAATGATTTCTGCCACGGTTGGAATTTCCGTTTCATTGACCTTATGGTATTTAGATAAAACTGGAATTGAGCGTCTTTTTCCATACCAGGATGAAGGTTCATCTCATTAGCATAGAGCACACAATCTTGGTGGAACGACAAGGCACGATTGACCACAAAAGGAACATAGTCCTTATAGTCTAGTTCATCCCGGAATGGGTTTTTCTTGGTTTGTAAGATTGCCGGAACAATCTCTTTGAATAAATCTGGCATGATTACTCCTTGAAAGAGCAATCAACCATGATTTCGGTGAGGCAAGCCACCATATTCAACTCATGGTCAGGAACAAAGGCCGATTGATATTGATATTTGGCTAGATGGAGCACCAGCTGAGGAACTGAATTGGCTTGTAGAACCTCATACAAACCTTCATACAGCTTGCGATATAGTTTTACAGGATCATTGTCTAGGTTATTAGTGACCCATTTACGCACCGCAGTAAAGTCTTTTTCCTTTAATGCGGTGATAAGATTGCCAAGTTGTACATCAGCAACATTAGTAAGAAGGCCAGCATCAATTGTGCCAGAAATCGAATATCGCTGCAACTCATTAAGAACCCTACGATTGTCCGGAAAGTGCTTTGTAATGATTGCAGCCACAACTGCTTTGTCGTAGGTGATATTCTCTTGTTCAAGAATCCACTCAACACGCTTAAAGAATGCTGCAGCCATTTTTGGTTTGCTACCATTGATTTTAAAATCAACCACGGAGCAACGAGAATGAATTGGATCAATAATCCGATTTTTATAATTACAAGTGAAAATGAACGAACAATTTGACGAGAATTCTTCAATTGCACCACGCAATGCGGGCTGAGTTGAATTGGGATTTAGATAATCTGCTTCATCAATAATGATTACTTTTCGGCCGCCTGCGAGAGAAACCGATGAAGCATAATTTTTAATTTTAGTACGAAGAACATCAATACCAGACTCATCAGAGCCATTGATAACAATATAGTCGCAACCAACTTCTTCACAGAGAGCCTTTGCAATTGTAGTCTTACCAACGCCGGCACTACCTGATAATAATAAGTTCGGTACTTCTTTTCTAGCGACATATTCCAAAAATGTGGCCTTGATAGCATCAGGTAGAATACAATCTTCTACCTTAGCTGGTCTATATTTTTCACACCAAAGGATGTGTTTCAAATCATTCAT